GAACACTTTATATTTAATAGCGTTAGCTGGGCTATTATCTTAATGAATTCAGCTATCTTCACGAATAATTTAGATTTACCTTTGTTTAATATTCGTAACCCTTGGTCAGGTATTATTGCTAGACCACATATACCCCAGGTTGTTGAGGAAACTCTCGAACTGGACGATTTCCATGATTTTGATCTTGGGAGCTGTCTGGTTGATAAAGAAACAACTGTAGTTGTTGAAGGGAAGGGAGATAGAGTTGTAAATGGAAGTCGACGTGGGCGTTTTGTCAGGATTGTCTTAGAACACTTGTTAGAAGTGAACTATGCTCCTGGCATGGAGGACAATCGCGCTAACCGCATGGTTCTGCATAGGCAGGCCATCGATTTTATGACTCGACACAATGTAAGGAAGACTGATAGAGTTAACATCTCACCATTAGCTGTTTCCATGTTCTTTTTCCCTAGGGAAGCTGATTTATTAGCATTGGACATGGATCGTTCAATAGAAAAACAGCGTTTGGAGCGACGAAGAGATGTGACCATAGTGGACTCGTTGTGGCAGAGATGGATGGCTGTGTTGGGTAACACGGCCTCCATCATGAGGGGTAATTGAGGGTGCCCGAGTATAGAACTGGGGCTCGATTCCATTAATAGTGGAGTCGTAGCCAGCTTTCCAGTTCGTTATTCGGGGCGCCCTGTAAGGCAGCGTAAATTGACGCGCTTCCATGGTTGTTCTGCCATGGCGGTTACGTCTGCCTTCAGCAATTCCTTGCATAATGCAGGGAATGCGGTGATGAATCGTGTATTTTACCGGAAAGATGATGATGGTAATTTAGAACGAATCGCCGAGCTAGGAACCACTGCTGATTCAGAATTTCAGAAACTCGAGTACTTTAGGACTTTGGTCGTGAGTAATCTAGGTATCACCACCCCTATACCAGTTGGAGAATTCCCTGGTTTTTATACGGGTGCTAAACGCCGAAATTACGAGCGATATGCTTTGAGCTTAACGAATAATTGTAAAATTAATAAGAAAGATGTAGAAATACAGGTGTTTCTTAAGTATGAAGTTGATGTTAGATCGAATAAGGAGAAAGCGGTGCCCAGGGTGATATCCCCCCCTGGCGGTAGGTATCTTTGTCAGTTAGGATGTTTTGTTAAGAAGGTTGAGCATGATTTGTATCAAGCTATAGATTCAGCTTTAGGCTACAGGTGTGTGGCTAAAGGGATGAATTATAAAACCTTAGCGGAAGCTATCAGTAGTAGTTGGTTTCATTTTGTGAGACCTACATCTATTGATCTTGATGTTAGGAGACTCGATCAGAGTTTGACGTGCGACGCGTTGGTGTATTCACATGGATTTTTGTTGGCCCTTTTTGTGGGAGAAGATCGTGTTTTATTACAAAGATTGCTCAGGGAGCAATTGTTCAACAAATGTCGAGTCAAGTGTGACGATGGTAGTTTCTCTTATAAAGTACGTGGGACCCTTTCATCAGGGCAACCAAATACATCACTTGTTGGTGTGTCCGTTGTTGTTAGTATTTTGAAAGGATTGTTTGATTCGTTGCCTTATGAGGTAAGAGTTATAAACTGTGGTGATGATTGTGTACTCATTTGTGAGTATGAGCACGCTTCCCACTTGAAGTCCCTCTTAGCAGGTTGGTTTAAGAAATTTAACATGTATGTTGAATTGTCTCAAACACTTACTACACGTATTGAACAGATTGAATTTTGTCAAACGAGACCTGTAAAGATTGGAGATGGTTATAGAATGGTTAGGAACCCACGTGAGGGTATTATCAAAGATTCAACTTGTGTTGATGAATTGAATAAACCAGTTATCTGCGCAAAATGGCTTAATGCCGTTGCGCGTGGAGGACTTGCAACTCATGGAGGAGTACCAATATTTCAAGATTTTTATTCAATGTATCTTCGGTCCGCAGGAGGTATGTTGGATAAGAAACTTAGTAAGAGGCAGCGACGTTCGCTCTCCGATAGGAGAGAGGTCCGGTCAATTACCAAGTCTTCTATGAGATATTGGGGGAAAGGTATGAAGGAACAATATTCTGAGATATCAGATGAAACCCGTGAGAGTTTCAATATTGCTTTTGGTTATACTCCAGACGTCCAGATAATGATTGAACGACATTATCATGACACTATAATCGTTTACAATCAGGAGAAAATCGATGAAAGGAAGGATCCACAGGAATCTTTAAGCTATAGGAAGCTAAGGACTACTGGAATTCCTCTATTCGATATTCGAGAATGGTGAGCTTTGGATCGTTCCACGACATCACAGGTCGTTAAATAGGTGGAAGTGGTTGTTAACCATTGGGTTGTTGTTTTTAAAGGCCCCAAAACGTTGCCAGATATGGCGTAAATATTTACGTGCTAAACAAAATGCCGAGAGACTACACGGCGGCCCCGGTTCGGAAACAACGATGAATAGTCCCGTTTTGCCAGCGGTATCCAATACATGGCAAACAAAAAGAAAATCGTGCAATTTAAGAAAATTGCTCCCAAGAAAACAAAACAACCAACCGTTCAGACCATAGTTAAGACTGTTGAAAAGAAAACCCCGAAGAAGAAATCTTTTACTCAATCTAGTATAGGTGATTTGATTGATGGCGCAGCAGATATGCTGAGCACCCTTTTCACCGGACATGGTAAATATGAAGTATCTAAAAACTCGTTGATGTCGAATCTCAATAATACTGTCGCCCCATCGTTTGAAACAGTGAAGGATGGTCTGCGAGTTAGACACAGAGAATATATTGGAGATGTTGTTAGCAGTGCTACTGCTGGCGCGTTTCAAAACAATGTATATCAGGTTAATCCTGGTTTAGCACAGACGTTTCCATGGTTATCTGCTATAGCGCAACAATTCCAAGAGTATACTTGGGAAGGACTCATATTTGAGTATCAGACAGAGAGTTCAGATGCACTCAATTCAGTTAATACTGCATTGGGTAGCGTTATTTCTGTCGTTAATTATAGAGTTGACCTACCAAGTAATTCATTGCCATTTTTGTCTAAAGTTCAGATGTTAGATCAATATTGGTCGTATGATTCCAAACCCTCCAAATCTTTTATTGTCCCAGTTGAATGTGACCCAAAGGAAATGCCTATGGATGTATTATACATCCGGGGCACAACAGTCCCAACCTCCGAAGACATTAAAACTTATGACATGTGTAATCTTGCCGTAGCTACAGTAGGTATGCAAGGTACTTCTGTTAATTTGGGGGAATTGTGGGTTTCGTATGATGTTATTTTAAGGAAACCACAAAGTACTTCCAATGTGGCGGCTTATCAAAATGCTGCTCAGTATTATTTCTCTGCTCCTGTTAATAACCAACCCTTTTTGGGGACAGTGGCGGTAGCAGATTCTATAGGACTAACTTTTCCTGCAATTAATCAACTGGCTTTTCCAGCCGGTACAATCGGAGTTTATGTTATCAGTATGTATTGGCAGAGTGGGTCGAGTACTTCTATTGCTTACCCTGCAATCACATATGGATCTGGTATTGCTCCTTATGCTGCCTTCTTTAGTGGAGGGACTGCTAAACAATTTTTGCTCACTCCAGGCACAGCTATATCTTCAGCAAGTATGCAGTTATCTATTGCTTACATTTTTGATGGTTCTAGTGCACCAGGCGCTAACACTCTCACTTTTGGAACTTATACTCAGCCTGCTGGTGCAGTTTTGACGATGACCGTTGGTCAAGGCCCATTAAATAATTATGCCCAATTTTAATGGATCCGTTATGTTAACTTGTAAGTCAACCTTGAGACTTTGAAATTAAGGCTTGGTCCCGCAGAGTTCGGACTACCGGCAAGTTGTTGCCGGGAAATAAATTGGATAAAAAAAATGACGAATATTCCAAAAATGCATCAGTAAGGTAAACTGTATTTGTAAATTTGGTTCGTCTAACCGTATAAATATTTTCTATTTCTTATATTTAAAATAGACCTCTAAAGACCCCTGTCACCATGGGGGTGGTGTGAAGCTCACTCGGTGCTTGGCAGTTGCATACGCAACTATTTCGACCGTAAATCGAAAGCATCGTCGATACATACCGACGTTAATAAGATGTTCTCGTACTAGGCGAGTAATAAGTATAGTCAATCCCAG